CCATTAAATCCAATTGGTTAGAAATATCACCAATCATATTTCCCCATTTGATTTTCAAATTCGCATGATCGTTGATTACTTGGATATTTTTTCCGTTGTAGATATAGAACAATCCTTTTGAGTCAACATAAGCATGGTCTCTACTTGGATTAGTAATGTCATTTACAGAATCAATGATTTCTAGCCAAAATTCGCAATCACCATCTTTTAAAGGAAACGCTACTGCCATATCTTTATTACATACTACAGGTTGCATATTATTTTCCTCCAGCTTTCATAATGTCTGCAAAACAAGATGCACAAGAAGTGATTTCTACACCTAAGAATTTTGTACAAGCTTCAATAAACTTCTTGTTAATCTCTAAAGCAATATTCAATAATTCGGAGTCTCTATTCGAAGCTTGATATGCTTCAAATGCAGTGTACATAGCCATACTTAAATGTTTAACTAAACACCACTGTTCTCTATCCCCTTTACCACCAAAAGAATTGTATAGATAAAGCATTTGAGAACGTCTTATGTTGGCATAATCATCAATTTCATCCTTTAGTGCTTCAATCTTTTCTAAATTATCAGGAATCTCTTCTTCACTAATCAATCCATTTTCAACCTCAGAAATACGTTTTTCTAATAAGGTTTTAGCGTGTAGTTCTGCACTTGCAATTTGTGTAAAACTACGGATAATATCTTCTCCAATTCCCGAAGTGCTATATTTGTTTTCCATCTACACAACCTCCTTTTTTGTATGCTTTGATAGACAATCTAGCAGACTGTTGTTTTTGTTTTCTTTTAAAGTCAATTTGTTGACTGTTCAGTTTCAATAACGATATGGCAGACTGCCAATCTCTAGGATTTTGTTTTACATGATTTGATAGATTTTCAATTCTTTGTTCATATCTATTCATATATATCTCTTATCTGTTTACATGACTATATTTAAGATAATTTACTAACGTACAATCAAAATTACCGTTTCCCGTTACTTTGATTGTTTTATATCCTGGGTCTAATATTCTGTTTCTCTCGGCTTCAGAAAGATACCCACAAGCTTTAAGAACATCAAAATTAGAATATTGCCCAGGCCATAGTCCATTGCCTGTAATCCACGCTCCGTTGAATTGCTGCTTGAAATATGGTGTCATGTCTATTCCTTCAATCTCGATATTAAAGTTTGTAGCAGTAGAATTATCTATTACTAGTTTAAACTCAAAACGCTCATAATAAATCAAATCCTGTGAAATTGACATTCCTATTACCGCTGGTTTAGAACTTGAACATCCCCATCTAGGGAACTCATACCCATAAAAATCAACTGTATGGTTTCTACGTTGAATGGAATTGTATCTTCCTTTTTCTTTCAAATCGTATACACTATCAGCTAGTATGTTTATTGCCTTGCTAATATCCATAACTACTCACTCTTCCCGTCTCTATCTGTTCTCAGGAACTTTTCTAGAGTCAATGTATCTATTTCAATTCCTGTTTTATCTATATCTCTTTGTAGGTTTGTGATATAGAACCAATCATCTTGTTTTAGAATACGTTTCATGTATCTATTACAATTTCCTAATTGCAATAAATTGAGATCATAAATAAATCTGATTCTATCGCCTACGTTTACTTCTCTAGGTAACGCTTCACAAGAGGTGTTGATAGAAAACTTTCTTCTTGCGTTGATTAGTTTTCTACAGGCACAATCATATACAACCTTGGCCGCATAAATTCTATCGTTATCAGTAATGATAGTTGTTCCGTTTGTAGACTCGGGGTCAATGCTCTGTTGTACATAAACACTCTTTACTCTGAAAATACCAATGATATTTGATGTACTGATTGTTGTTGTATTGCAATATGGATAAGGTTGGTTTTGACCAAAGAAATTCGCTCTGCCATTGCCAGCATCCGAAACATACATTGCAACGTGTGATGTAGGCGTATCACCACCTCTACCGAATATGCACCAATCGCCGAATTGAGGTGTATCAACATAATCAAAGTATTGAGAATAGCCTAATTCATCTCTGTTATACCAAATGTAATCCGCATATCCATCACCACCAATAGCTCTTGTAGGGTCGGGATAATTTAATGTCTGTAACGCTTTCTTCCATGCATCTACACATTGATATGGTTGTTCAATTGGCACACCATCCATGTCTATAGATTGCCCATTCCACGTATTGATAAAATTCTGAGCATTCCAAGGCCTAGCTTGTGTCTTGTCTTTATCCGTTGTAGTGCCGTTATCGTCTTGTTCCCACTCAGGAATCAAACCATAGATACGTTGAGCAAATTCAATACGCTTTTGATACTGTAAATCAATAGATGTATCACCACGTTCATAATCCGCCATAAAAGCCATTACCATGTAATTCATATCGGCTTCCATGTGTGACCATTGTTGGAATGTGATGTTATAAGAAGAAGTAGGAATCCAAGGGCCATTTGTAGCATTTGTTGACCATTCCTCAACCAGCTTAGCAACTTCCCCTTTTCCGTACATTGTATAGCTTGAATATCCATGAGAACCAAGCCAATTTGTAATACGTGTGTATGGTGTCCATTGAACTAATCCAAATCCTTTTTGAGAATCGGGAACATCACCCATTTGATACAAGTTAGGGTTTAATGTTGATTCTACATGACACGAACCGCATAAAGCTGCAATAGCAGATTTACTCCAAATGTCTTTTAAAGAGTGCCATAAAGCTTTAGCATTGTTTATTTCCTCTGTATCAGTTAAATATCTTTGTTCTTTAGGAATGACCCATTTGTAATTCTTAGAGTCTTTTGTCATATCCTCTAGACTAAAAGGCGATAAATCATCAAAAGCGAATGTTCCTTCAATGAATACACCACTTTCATATCCAACCGACTCTGTATCAATAATGGAATACTCCAATTGATTGTTAGGAGCTAATTTAGGAAAGTCTACGTATTCATAATCACGCTCGTTATTTATGTTTGATCTCAAAATAACTACAGGGAATTTAGGGTTCTGTAAACTTTTGTCGTTATATACTTCTCTCAGAGATAAAGAGGACATACCACTATCAGATTTATTAGCATAAACTGTAGCAAGGTTAATAACATCTGAGAAATCAGTTTCCATTGTGGGCTCACCAATGATTCTGTAGTTTCTCCCTAATGTTGGTTTATTGGAAAGCATAACGGGTTGTTTCTTTCCAAAATATCCAATTTCAACTTGCTTGTCATTTGTAAATGGAACTCTCCAATAAACAGATGGTGTCAATTCGCAAGTTTTAGTAAGTGCATCCAATTTAGATTGTCTAGAATAAACGTAGTCAATCTTTTCATTATCAATCTCAGTTTCAAAATTCATCTTCCACTGAGTTGAATAATACATATCTTCACTTTCGTATACGTTCTTTATAAGAGCGTTTTTAACCGCATAATTCGTTGGGACTTGTCTATATGTCCATTCGTTAATTACGTGCGTTAGAGATATGTTTAAACCACTTACAGAGGGTTTGTAGTCAGTAATCATTCCGTAGAAAACTCCACAATCCATAATTACTCGCATTTCTTTTCTTCCTGAGATTAAATCGTAGTATTCGTTAGGAATTGTGATTTGCATTTCAGGTACTGTCATTAACTCATTTGAAAAACTGATTGTGCTTAAAGACTCTCTGAATCTTTTCTTAACTTTTCCAAATTCTAATATTTCAAAGTAAGGAATCATATTTACTCCTAACTACCAATTTTGCCTTGTCCTACCCATTTACCATTTTTTCTAATTCTACTTGACCCTTGGTTTTCTTTGTTCGCTTTATCAGCACTGTATTTGCCAATAGTGACCCAAGAATCTTTAACTCTCTTTTTAAACCATCCTGTAGCTCTATCCAAAGAATAGAACACTTTGCCTTTTCTTACTGCCCATGGTCTGAAATCAGGGATAACCTGTTGAATAGAATATATATTCTCGTAAGGGAATGTAGCATCTTCACCTCTTAATTCAACTTTAACGTGTGTTGTATCTGTTGGAAGTTGAAGCTTACCGCTCCATTGACTATTTTGTGCTACCGTTTCCCAACCTGATGAATAAGCTAATGGCCATGCGTCGGCATGAGAGAATATTACTTGATTGTAAATCTCTCTCCATGAGGCTTTGTTGTTGTTAGAAACACTAACAATCAAAATATAGTTATATCTTCCACCATACTGTACATACTTTCCATTTCCTGTATATGTACCAGCATCCGTTACACCATAGCCAACTAAATCTAATGTGAATGTAACACCATAGTTTCCATCATCTGAAAAGTTGATACCTTTTCCATAGCCTTTAGCATGGGCGGTAGCAAGTGGAAATCCAAAGTCTGCGGTATTGCCTGGATTTCCGCCTAATACTACGTTTGCGTATGGCCCTGTGTTATCGTAAGCTCCATGAAAGTTTTGCCATGCCATTAAACACCACCAGCCAAATCATTCTCAGAACTTCCGTTATTAGTACGGATGTATGAGTTTCCGTCAGGAGTACCACCAAAGATATTGATGTTACCTGTTGCAATGCTTCTTCCGTCATTGAACTTTCCTTGAAATACAGTATCTCCCGTTTGCTTCCATGCACCACTGTTTTTAAGATTTGTAAGAATCTTTTCAACTGCACTGTACATATCACCAATGCTGCCTTCAAGACTTCCGACTTTGGCTTGTAATGCTCTAATAGCTGCCCAAATCTTTTGGATTTCTGCCCATAGCTTTTCGATTTCTTCCCATTGCCCACAATCAGAACAAATCATTACATCCATGATACTGATTAGGTTTTTTTCCAAATCTTTGATAGCTTCTTTTGTATCGCAAACATCAATTGTATCAATCTTTTCTAACAATCCACCTAATAAGCAATCGTTCATATCGTGCATATCTGTACAGTTATTATGGCCCTTGTTTTCAAAGCCTTGATTTGCTTTAAGATTTGCACAAATAGTATCTGTTACACCTTTTTGAATGAAATTACTGCTTGTAGCTTTTAAAGAATCGCAAGCAGAACAAACATCTTTATTCATTTACGTGTACCTCCTAATCTCTACAGATAACGAAGTTTACCTTGTTATCATTTACAAAACGAGTGTGTAGAGATATTTCATCATCTTCTAGCCAATCAACATAAATAGAAAGGAACTGCAACCAATTTGTTGTTTCTCCTGCTTTTACTGTTCCACTCATGCTTAATTCCACTGTTTTGTTAATATCTTCTTCAAATGAAGCATTTGTGATTTTCTGATATACCAACGATCCACTCTTATTAGGAACACGAATTGAAACAGTAGGTGCTGAACCAGCTGAAACTCCCGTCATTTTATAAGAGTAGTGTTTCAATGTAACACTATTGAATTTGTATGTAGCACTCTTATCTTTGTTAGGCTTCATACAGAAATCCACTTTTCCTGTAATAACTCCGTCCGCTACTTTCTTGTAATCGCTAGTGTGAATCCAATCTGAATATCTGAATGTGAAATTACCTTGTCTGTCAATTTCAACACTCAATCCAGGTGTAGACTGTTGAATCGTGTATTTTGTTTCGATTGCCAAATTTTGAAGTTGAAGATTATACAACTGGTCTTGCAATCCACACATCCAACAAATCATAGCTGCTTTCATGTTGTAGTCATTGTTAGCATATTGACTCATGAATAATTTCCAATCACACAAATCAAATCCGTCTATGATGTCATACAAGCCTTTTGTAAGGCAATCATTGGCATTTTCCATGTCTGTACACGTATTATTGCCATTTTCGGGATTTAAGCCTGTATCGTTTCCTAAAGACGTACAGATTGAATCTGTAACACCGTTTTGGATAAACTCTGCACTGCTATCTTTTAACTTTCCACAAGCAGTGCAATAACTTTTTACATTTGCCACTGCAAGCCTCCTTAATTTGTAAGTTCATCAACATCTATATATACACAAGCCATCTTACAACATGAGCCTGTGACCACTAATCTATTCATTCCATGATGTACTGTGAATCCAAATTCATCTTCGATAACTAGATTATCTAAATCCACTTCCTCTGATGCACAACATCCATCCGCAGTAAAGTATAAGTTCCAACTTGAATCAAGTGTTAAAATTCCATCATATTCGCCTAGAATCATCATTTTATTTCCGTTGATTTCAATTTCAGGGTTTTGGAATTTACCATCTAGAATCAATTTTACTTTGTCAGTATCTAATATTGTGCCACTGTAGAATCTTCCAGCGATTGACTCAACACAATAATCTTTTTTACAGATTTTGTTCTTAATCAAATCATCACCGAAAATCTGTTCACCTTTGATGCAATCGTAGACAATCTTGTACGAATTACCACAATTCATAAAATCTTCCAATGCTTTAGTTCCCATTACGCATAAAGATGTTTCCTCTGTAATATCTCCGCAATCACACAAACATGAATTGCAAGTTTCCATATCAGGAGGGCAAGTGACACAACATGATAAGCACTCTTGAGCATCTCTGAAATCCTCGCAATCGAGGATATTGCATACAGAATAAGGAACTAAGAATGTTTTCTTTGTATCTGCAATATGCCATACACCTTCCCAAAGTTTAAAATCAATATCCATTGATAAATAGCCTTGGTATTTTTTGTAATCTTCACTAAATCCCGTGACATAGGCCCATGCCCAAATCAATTTGTTATCTTGAATTGCCCATAACCTTCCAGGCTTAAGCAAATTCAAGCTGAAATAGTCACGTAGGAATCTTCTATCTTCATCATGAAAATGTTCATAATTAAAATTCAATGTTAAGGACAAGTCACCTTCCGTAAGAAACTGTTGATTCTTTTGGAAAGCAACATAACTACCATGTCCGTAACTATATTCTTGTGTTGCAGTCTTTGTATCTTGCTTTAGAGAGGCAGAGGAAATCTCCTCCGCACTGTCTATTACAAGATCATTGAACTGAACGTATGTTTTTAATGGGTTTAAGTTATAACAAGTCATTATGCCAAACCTCTCAAGCATCTACCTACTTTGATAGCCTGCCTTCTTTCGTTTCCTTCGTTGAAAGCGATACTGTTATTCGTAACACGATTATCGTTATTGTTGATAGTCACATTCTTATTAACAACACTTCCAACTTGAGAACCATATCTAGTAGACAATTCTTTGAACGCAACTTTTAAGTCCATGTTATTTACTTTGTCCATGAAGCTTTGACCTGCATTCTTAACTGCACTACGTTTCATTACGTACTCACCAGGAGTCAACATAGCGGGTACTGTGTCTGTTCCACTAGGTTTCATGACAATTGGTTGTCCACCTCGTTTTAAGTAAACTGGGCCACCTTTAGCAAACTTAAAGTTTTTTCCTTGTGACTCATTGCCCATGTTTACTGTAGGTGTCGTTGTACCACCTGTATTAATGTTTCCTGACTGATTGTTGAACGCATTTTTAAATGCACTTCCTAAGTATTGTCCTAAATCTGTGAATTGTGTTGAATATCCATACATCATAGTAATCTGATTAGATATTGAACTAGACATATTAGAGATACCTTCACTGAATCCACTTACAACATCTTTTCCAAACTTCTTACCTACGGATTTGAAGCTTTTCTTCTTCAATGAAGTTTTAGCATTATCAATCTTAGTTCCAAATGAACCTTCAATATCAACGCTTTTGAAACCTTCAATAATTCCATTGGCCATATCTGTACCAGAGGTATTAAATTCTGATTTCATGTTTGATAAAGTTGTGGCCATGTTGTGGAATGAAGTAACAATTGAATTTACTTCTGTAACAACATCTGTAGTAGCTTCCCCAACTTTCAATCCTTTAACATTGTTTAGGAACGTTTGAATACCTGTTGTAACTTCTCCAATCTTAACAAAGTCTAGATTTAATCCAACGATAGAATTTAAGCTTTCACACGTTTTTTTCAACTTAGAAACAGTCTTATTAACTGTGTCCATATTCTCTAGATTTTCAGTTAATCCTTTGTTAGTTGCCATTTCATTCACTGCATTTCCAATACTCTTAATATTGGCTTTCAGTGTTTCAAAGTCGAAATCATTTGAATATACGTTTAAAGTGCCGAATTTAAGGATTATATCGCCTAAAGTTGTAATCGCCTTTAGTGCGTTATTAAATAGCTTAGAATCAGGCATTTGTCTCAAGTTGTAAGACAACATATTCTTGTCTTTTCCTGTTCCAACACCAGCTACAGAAATATATCCAATCGCTTGAGAAATACTAGTGATTGTCTTTTTAATATCCTCTGCATTTGGTAAAGGATTGTTTGTAATCGTTGCTTGCAAGTTTCCAAATTCAGGAACAATCTGTTCCAAAATCTTCAATGTATCTAGGAACTCTTGAGCATTTGTAGAGTTTAAATTAGATTTAATGCTCTTTGTAACATCAGGGAATACAATCTTCTTCATTTCGCTAACAACACTAGCTACATTCTTTAAAATGCTTGTACAATTCTCAACGTTAATTGAACTTCCGTTGATACTAGACATTTTAGAAAGGCTAGAAGCCATTGTTGTATAGTTCTTAACGATACTGTTTGCATCCGCAATGTTTGTTGCACTTGATGTGCTAACTGTAGGAAACTTAAAATCATTAATATTCTTGATAACTTCTTGAATATCTTTGAATTGATCGTTGAAAGAACTACTATCAATACTCATTCCTTGTACTTTTGAAATTGATTCTCCAATGGTAACAAGTTTCTCTAGAATCCTAGTGATATTCCAAGTCTCCATATCTTTCCATAAAGACTCAGAGCTTTTAATAACTTGACTCCACCAAGAAGAATGTGTTCTTTCACCTTCAAACATATCAATAACATCCATAATTCCTTGGATTTTCTTTTTAAGTCCTTTTGTGTTTGAAGGAACATTTTTATCAACTTCTTGCATAGCCTTAGCACAAGCAATCAACGTACCAGCTAGTCCTGTTGTTGTTATCATTCCTAGCACTTGTGCCAATGTAGTGATTCCGCCCGTTAGGACACCAGCACCGCCTTGAATACCTGTAATAAGTGTCATAGAGCCTATGCATTCAAATAAACCTAATAACTTATCATTGAATGTGTCGAATCCATCAGGCATAGTTTTATCTAGCTCTTGCATAGCCTTTGCAAATAGCCATAAAGCTCCGCCTTGACCAATCATCATTGCTAATCCTGTTAAGGCATTGCTCATCTCTAATGCTTTTGAAACTCCTGCATTAATCGTATTAGCTCCCATCATCAATCCCATTACAGAGAATAGATTTGTTAATCGCATAGGCAATGTTGTAATGTCATTTGGAACATTCTTTTCAATTTCCTTTATCGCTTTGCAATAAAGAATAATTGTTCCTGCCCCACCAGCTATGATAGCTAATGAAGATAATTTATTTTTAAATCCTTCTACATCAAAAGTTTTTGGAGTACTTGTCACAGTGGCAATCTCATCTGAACTCTTGAATACATCTTTAACAGAACTGAATTTACTTCCTAGTTTTCCTAGGAAAGGAATATTGAAACTTTTTCCTTTGAATTTTGAATAAACGTTTACTAAATCTCCTAAAAGACTAATTCCACCACTTCCAAGTTTCATTAACTTACCAGCATACTTTAATCCAATTCCAATTTGGATGTAGTCTGATACGAAACGTCCTAATCCTTTAGAAAAGCTTCCGTCTCCCATTTCAGTGATTTTATCTTTTACGAAATCATATAGGCCACTAACAAGAGGTTTGAAGAAATCTATTGCTCCTTTGAAATCATCTAATCCTTGTTTAAATCCACCAACAAAATCTTTGAAACTGAATGTTTTTAAGACACTCCATAATTCAGTAAACTTCGTTTTTATGAAGTCTATACCTTCGCCAATCTCTTTTTTATGGCCTCTAATGAAGTTTGCTCCTATATCTCCTAAGCCTTCAACTTTTTGAGAAAGTTTGTAGATATTTCCGTAGATTGTAGCTCCTGTTAATTCCGTTGAAACCTCATCTAATGCACCTAACCACTTTTCTTCGGCTTTACTAAATCTCTTAGGGATTAAGTCAAAAGCATTACCAATTGTGGCTACAGATGATTTAACCATAGTTGCCAACGAATTTAGGCCACCACCACCTTTTTCATCCAACTCAATTAAGGCATCCTCGAATTGTTGTAATGAAATAGTTGGATTTAGCCCTGTAAATGCTTTTCTAAACTCTGCAAATGACATATTAAATTTCTTTGCAATAGCAGTTAATGCTGGCATCATGTTTGCATCTTCCATTGATCTCAATGTACGAGCATCCATTTTAGACTCCATGATTTGAGAATACTGAGTAACTGCATTGTTTACATCCTCAGAATTACCACCAAATGTCAAAATGGAATCATTAATTGCCGAGAATAGTTTTTGAGACCTATCTAAATCATGATTGATTGAAGTAAATCTCGTAACATGGCTCAGAGCATCATCTAAAGTGGTTGGTAGACCTAAAATGCTTTCATCTAGGTTATCAATCATCTTTTGGATTTTCGTTGTAGAATCGTCTACATCACCTACTACAGTGGACAATGTTCTTTTCGCAACATTGATTGTGTCGTACCTTTTAACACCATTTGAAAATGTATCACCAATTGCGTTTTGTGCACTCGAAACCAATCTATACAAACTAGAATATCCAACACCTTGTACTAAGAATCGTCCAATATCTCCTATTGGATTGCTTTGGAAGTTCTTAGCAATGTTCAACATACTAGAGCCTAGATTTGACATTTTATTACCAACATCAAACGTAATCTTACTAGCAGTTTTCAAAGCTTTAGCAGCTTGTTGAAGTCTGTTAAGCTTATTCATACTATCTTCAAAGCCGATAATTTGCGACTTAACATCTGCGGTAGTATTGTTGACTTCATCTTCTTTTGAAATCATATCGCCTAACTGCTTATTGGCATTTTCTAATTTGTCTGTTTTAGCGTTAATATCAATTTCTTCTTTATCTAAATCCGCAATTGAATTGTCAATCTCATCAGTCAATTTTTCGACATCTTTTAAAGCAGAAATATCAGCTTCTACTTTGATTTTTTCTTTGTTGAAGTTGTTGATTTTCTGTTGGATTTTATCCATCTCAATACCGACTTCGTTAAGTTCGTATTTAAGTTGCTGACGTACACTGTACAATCCTTTAAGCAAATCGGCTCTTTTACCTTTGCTCAAAGTCTTGTCATTAAATACATCTTGTATATCGTTTGCGTTTTGCTTTAATTCAATGTCGATAGATAATTTTTTATTGTTCAAAGAATACAATTCTTTTTTTAGATTTGAAATATCATCTTTAATATCTGCTAATTTATTTCTAAGATTTGCTAAATTATCCAAATCAACTTGCATGGCAAGTCTTTGTTTCATTAGCGAATCTCTTTCTTTTTTTATTTCTTTTAATCTATTTTCCAACCTATCCAATTCCGCAGTGTTAGCTGCAAATTGAATTTTAGCTTTTTCAATAGCTTTTATTTGTCTTTCTAATTCATTTAATCTTGCTTTGGCATCCTTAATGTCAAGGACTAACCTAGCACCGACTTCACGTACTGACATCTTCGGACTCCTTCGCTAAATCTGTTTTCTGCATGAAATGAACCGCATATCTGTCAATCCGAGGTATTTTCTTTCTAGAATTTTTATTTGCCTCGTTAATTTCATTCCATGTTTTATCGCTTTGTAGATTTGCGTAGTACCCAAAGGCTACAACTAATTCAGAAACACCCCAATGGTCTAATATCTCATTGGGGCGTATTTTTAGAATTTTACCGACATAATGAGCCATGGTTGAATAAAGATTTAGTTCTGCAACATAAGACTTTGCTTTTTTTACTGAATCCTTTTTATCATCCCCCTTATCAATTATTTGATAAAAACTGTTTCTACCTCATTGAATAATTCAGGATATTTGATAATTAGGCTAATCATGCAAGTTAAAACTGAATATTGCATCATGTGATCTTCATAAAATTCATCTAATCCTAAGAAAATTGCAACAACTTTATAAAGCCCATCAACTAAATTTGTAGAGGATTGAGCGTATAAATGGAAAATCTGTTCATTTGCTTCATTCATATACGCTTCATAAATCTGAACCATAGTCTTGTTCACTTCTTCATCATCTGCATCCGTTGTAACGATTCCATCTTTTCCTTCAATGAATTTGTGGCCGTAATATTCCTCGATTTCTTGGAATTTTTCTTTATATGGGTCTAGGATTTGTTCTGCATCCAATAGCAATGGCTTTACCTCGATTAAAGCTTCTACCATCTTCATATCTTGTCTAGGAGATAATGTTAGATTTTCAAACTTCTTATCGAACATAACGTATTGCCCTACTCTTTTAGCATTCTCAGGAACATCAATTTTATGTTCTTCGATTTCTTTTTCAGTGAATCTAAAATTCACTTCAATATCAATTGTTTTAACATCTGTCTTATTTGCATCACCAACAACTGCAATTTCACCACCATTGCCATAGACTGCGTGAGGGGTATCATCCTCACGAGCTACTTTTAACTTTTCAATCATAGCATTTAACTGTGTTGGTTCTAAAATCTTTTGTTCTTCCATCTCATTTGCCTCTCAATTTCTATAAATTAGCGTTAGCTTTGTTTACTACATAAACTTCATACCAGTTTCCACGAGTATCTTTCTTGAACGCTAAACTAAATTCAAACGCTCCGTCATCAGGGATACCCATTGGGAATGAAGTAATTTTTGCATTGTGGTAAGTAAATACTTCCGCAGTTCCATCACTTCTATAACGAGTGATTGTAACTTTAGCTCTCTTATTCTTTAAGCTATCGTTGTTTGCTACATAGTGTTGCAATACATCAACAGTCATTGGATAAGAAATCTTTAATGTTTTACCTACTAAGTTTTTGTTGAAGTAAATTTTTGAACCCTCAATATCTAAACTTGGGTTGATTTTACTGTTCAATACTTGATATTGAGACTCATCTAAGTTAGCCAACAATGGAGTGTTGATTCGGTTCAAAGTAGAATCTGTAATATTGCATTGGTCACTCAACGCTGCATAGATAAATCCACATTCTTCAACATAGTGGTCTGCAATATGGATTGAACCATATTCAGGATGTTCTTTATCTGCTTCGATAACTACTTCCTGAGTACGCATCATAAAGCCTTGAGATTTATCTCCCTTGCCAATGAATGGGTTCATAGTTAAGTAGTTAGATGTTAATTGAGCACCTGTAAATGAACGCTCAATAGAAGCGGAATCATCATCATAAGAATCGTCAAAGCAACTTGTATCTACAGGGTCTACAGTATCGTCACCATCAAATCCTGATAAGCAGCTTACTTTAATATCATTGTTAGAATCTAAGTCTGCAAATTCTTCAAAGAAACTAATTGAAGAAAGACCAACCAAGATACTATCTGCTGATTTATCTGTTAATGCTACTTCAATACTTAAACGGACACCTGATGTACTTGCTTCCCATCCTTTTCCTGATGTCTTTGCAGGAACAGTAGATAGGTCAATCTGTACAGGGTAGAATCCTTCTTTATCTGCTTTTAAAGTGCTTGTATATTCATCTGCGTTAGCCATTTCATGATCTAAAACATCTGAAATCTTTGTTGTGATTGTGTAAGTACCTGCTTGAGGAACATTTACGTAGTAGTAAACAACACCTGCTGCAAAGTCTAATGCATTTTTCAATGCTTTAAATACCGCACCACTTGTGTGTACTTTGTTTCCTTCTCCACCTTCTGCATCCGTTTCTTTAGAAGTGATGAACAATGTACCTGTATTCTTGCATCCAAATGATTCGCAAACGTTGATTAAATCAGGTGCAATAGTACGTGATGTATAAGCACTAGAAGTACCTGTAATCTTTTCAAATTTACGAGTATTGATTTTTAAACAAGCATCAATATCACTCATGATAGTAATATCAATTTCTTGAGTTTTAGTTAATTTAGAGACACTTAATTTGTCACTAATGATTTTGTTAATGTTGCAGTTAGACATTATTTTTGCCCTCCCATTGTAGCTTTTAGTACACGCTCCATAGCACGTTCTGCTTTAGCACCGCCTAATTGGTTTAAAGCGTTTAGTTTGCGTGAAACAAATGCTTGAACATCTACTTTCTGTTCAGGAGTCTTTTTAGCTTTTACAACTTTTTCTTCCATTTTTAATCTCCTTTATTTAACTTTTGCATCAAATCTAGATACCGCTCTAGCAACAAAATCATTTGCCTTTCTAGGTGGCATCTTAATTTTGTGTGCAAAGTGTTTCTTTCCCATTTCATCTACCCAAACGAATGGCCTTCCGTTTTTACGCACTAATGTATAAACTCGTTTTGTTCCATTCTGTACCATTGGGGAGTAATCAACGTGAGAAGGGTTTCTAGAATCTTTTTCTAGTTTGTCTGCATCTACACCGATTAGATATTCGGTATTAGATACTTTTTCTTTCGTGATTGAATCTTTTAAAGCACCTGGTCTATATTCATTCCATGGCATACTTGTCATTTCTTGAGCATAGAATCTACTCCCTCTTGGAGCTTCATCTCGCATAGTTTCTTCTAATTCACTAGCCAATCCTTCAAAATCTTCTTCACACGCTTCTATAACATCTTCTAAGAGACCTTTTAGCATTTCCTACACCTCGATAAAGGGGTAATAAAGTTTGCCTCCATAGACGTATTTAAAGCCTTTTAGGAATACACCATCTTCATACGATACTTCCTCAATTTTGTTCATAAGGAAGATTTTTACTAAGCCACTAGGCAAACACATACGTTTTGAATATTCGTAAGATGTGTTTGATTTGGCTTTCGCACCGCATACAGGGCATCCGTTTTTCTTTGTGGAACTTTTCATTCCAATATATTTGATTCTCATACTACTGCACCAACCCAAATGTCTTTTGAATTACATACTGACAAGATACCTAATTGCTCTGAATACGCTTTTGTAATATGTTCACGAACATACATACTAATTGAAATCTGAGCATCAGAATTTTCTTCTGAAATAAGAACATCACTACCATCTGTTTCTTCACACGTGCTACAACCACATTCGCATCTATTCATTGCGATAACGAATTGTAGGAAGTCGCAGAATACAGGCAATAGACATTCTGGTATCGTTTCATATCCAGCTACATAACTGACAACGATTTTAGATAATTCATCACATCCACAATTGCACACATCTTTGTAGTCAACATTAGATAAATCAACGTACACGATACTGTCGTATGGGTTGTAAGAAAAATCTTTATCAACTTCTAATTTGTGAGTAGTAAATGTAATTCTTTCTCTAGTGATAACAGATACCTCAATCGTTGTTGGATCAATCATTGGATAGAATAGCGGTATACGTACAATTCCTGAATCGCAACCACATTTCTTAAATTCACCAACATCAAAGACTTCCTCTCTTTGAGATGAGAGGAAAGTCTCACAAGGATGGTTTTTCCAACAAGTGATGGTACTAATTAAATCAATTAGTTCTCCAACATTCTTTTCAAGCTTATCTGCTTCTAAATCGCTTTCCTTTATGCACGAACAATAGTTTTTCAATTGTTCGATAATTTTTTCGTACATTATTCACCAATGTTGATTGGTACGATAGTTGTTGGTTTTAATACAAGGTCTAATCCGTTTAATGTATCTCCTAATGTAGCTGCTGACATTGGAATACCTTGGATAACCATTAATCTGTTTGCATCAGTTCCAAATGCACATCCAAAGTTGTAGTAGTAATCACATTGAGTACCGCAACCTTCTGATGGAGTATCTGTAGCGCCGAATGTATGACGTTGGAATTTTTCAGATGGTTGGAAAGTAGTTCCCATTACCAAACCTACTGTATTTCCTTCTAATACCCATACATCACCTGTACCCTTTGTAATGTCACATGGAACTAATTTATCTGCGATAAATCCATGTCCTTTAAATGCGACTTCTCCAGTTTCTTTGTTACGAGTCCATCCATCAGGATATTCTCCGTTGAATTTACCTGGAACGATAACAGATTTAATACCTTCAAGTACTAATGGGTGACAAGCGAATTTATAATCGCCATCTCCTAATGCTGCTAAACGTAATGCAACTGAATCAAATGCAGATAATACGTTTGTACCTACGATTTTGATAACTGCTTTATCTTCCATTACTTCCAATAATCCATGGAATGGTTTTAATGTAGCAGTACCTGTAGCCATTGTTCCTAAGATAACGTTAATAGCAGTGAAGTATGCCATTGAAATTAAATCCATACGTTTCTGAGCTTCTTTAATAGTTTCTCCTTCACGTTGGAAGTAGCAAACCATGTCATTAGCTTTGATTTTACGTGTTTCATTTACTAAGCTATCCATAATAGGTTCGCAACTCTTTAAACACAATAATGCCAATGGAGCATTGCTACCGCATTTAGCTAAATCTAATGGAACCCAGCAACATTCACCTTGTGTTGATTTAGGTTCTGTTGTTCCGTATGTGAATGGCAACTGAATATAGAATTTGCCATCTTCTTTTTTTGTAACGCTCCATGCCCCTCGGTTCATAGCACCTTGCATCTTACGTGAAGCTGGCGTGTTCATTAACCAAGAAACTAATGGGAACACGTTTTGGAATGGATTGGCTGGTGAATTATCTGAATAATCAGTACCGATACCAACTGTTCCTACATTTGATTTAGTAGCGCTTGCTGCTAAATTCTGTCTTGCTTTTTCATAATCAATATAAGCTCTTGAGAATGATGTTAAATCCTCGATATTAGAACTTAAACGTTCTACCATTCCTGGTGTAACTGCCATTTTTTCTAATAATGTGTTATCAGGATTTGTAAATAATAAATCTAACATGGTTTACCTCCTATCCCCACATATCTCCGCTAACTTTAGAAGTTGAAGTTAATTTTTCTTCTTTCTTTTCTTTATCGTTAGCTTGTCCTGAGATCAAACTAGACAATCTGTCTAATGTGCTTTCTGCTTTCTTTTCAAATTCTGTTTTTTCTTTCTTAGAACTTTCTAATTTTTGTTTTAATTCGGCATTTTCTTTTTCTAATGCTTCAACTTTTGCACTTAAAGCTTCAAATGCATCCATGAATTTATTGATTTTTTCCATGTCATCTTTAGACATTTCAACAGTTTCTAAAGTTTCTTCGCCTTTTTTAGCTTCTTCTTTGTTTTCTGCTTCTTCTGCCTTGCTTTCAGGTGCTTTTTCTTCTTTAGAAGGTTCTTTTTCTTCTTTTTCTTCCTCTTTGTTTTCTAAAGCTTCATTCTTCTTTTCTTCTTTATTTTCAGAACTCAACTTTAAAATCTTTTCCCATAGGTTCATTTCTGAGTCTCCTTTACTGTTTAAATTTTCGCCTGTACTGTTTACATTGGCTGGATTTGCAACAACTGAGAAACCGGCAATCTCGATTTCGTTGTAGAATGGTGCATTAAACTTAAATGACGATTCTAAATCGAGTGTTCCTCTCAGTTCTGCACTAATACTCAATGGTATTTCTTGTTTCAATAAATCTTGCACAATGTGCAATTCCCTATTTAGTTTGACGTTTACATCAAGACCTTTTCTTCCATCCCCAATATCGACAACTGTTAAATCATCTTTAGTCCATGTACCTAAGTTTAAAGGGAGTGATGTAATGTCAATGTGAGCTAAGTTGATATATCCTACATAATCAGAACTCAAGCTATCGTAGAACGCTTGTACTGCCCCTTTTTTGATGTATAGGCGAATATCATCTCCACCCTCATATGTTATTGCCCCCTCGTCAATAAGACGTGTAGGCTTGTTTTCTACGTACCCTGAGGATAGGTTCACACTGACATAATGGTTTTCTTTATCTACACTCGATAAAGTAATTGCATTGTCGTAAAATGCTTTTCCTTTTTTTCTACGATCAAGGCTATCTTTAATACTTGCAACATATGTTGGAACTCTTTTCTTTTGTGACATTATTTCTTAGTCTCCGTTTCTACTACGATTACGGGCTTATAGAATAATTTCTGAATCCTTCCACCACATGAATTACATTTCTTGACTTCGTATGGAATCTTTGCTCCTTTTAAGATTTCTTCCATTGTGGAATCGTATCTTTTTTGAATGGTTTTGTTTCTAAGTGCTTCTAACAAAACTTTATCTTCGGGAATCTTGTATTTCTTCTTAGGCTCTAGAACTACATATCCGTATAGCAAAGTACCGCTATCCAATTTTGAATAAACGTCAATTTGCGTTTTTTCTTCTATAACATCAAGAAGTTTCAAATACTGTTTTGCGTTCTTTGCTGCTTCTTCCAATACGAACTCATGTCTACCGTTTTGCTTTAAGAAAGCATTTCTTTCTTCTAGGGAATCGAACCAAGTAACACCGTTAATAGTTTGTACGTTGTTTTGCATGGTCTCTCCTTCTAAGCATCATGGCATTGATCGTCTGTATACTTTGTTTCTGTTTGTTCTGAGCGTTCTACTTTTGCTACATTGCAGAATAAGAATGAAGTCCAAGTTGTTACTGTTTTTTGATTAGGTGTTTCACCTGTTGTTGTAATAACTGGCCATTCAAACCCAATAGCTCCGTCTTGGTCATTCAATTTGTTATGCCAAGCAGTGTTAAAAGCAGTCGCATCTTTTCCTGTTAAAGTGATAGGGTCTCCGTACCCTTCTTTAAAAGTGATTTTTACAGTGAAACTACGTTTAATTGACATTTATGTATCTCCTTTCGTTAATTTGCATATAAAAAGGCAATACCTCGAAATATGCAAAAATCTATATAGACAGTGAAAACTGTTTATACCTTTTGTTTATTTCCAAATATTGCCTTGTTTTTTCTACTTTTTACTTCTAATTAAAATTCTAATGTATCTTCTACTTGTTCTGTTGGGTTATTACCAATCAATTTAAGAATCTTGACCATTGATTCTTTGTTCAATTTACCTTTGAACTCATTGATAAAGTCTGTATCTGAAATATTTCTTTGACCAATTAAGAATAAATCAGCATTTCCTTTTGAATCTTTCTTAGCTCCAATCTGATATACAGGAATTGTAGTTGTATATACACGTCCACTTGCCTGTTCTTTACAAGCTCTGTAGTCTGTTACGACTTCGTAATATATATCTTTAACAACTTCTTTTTCTTTCTTCGTTTTTTCATCAACAATCGTCTCTTTTACTTCAACTTTTCTGTATCTGTTCTCAAAGAAAGAAGTTGGAACTGCGATTGCATTTGATTTTGTTTCCAAATATCCAAGTCCATCAGGTCGCATAGGTCTTTCACCAAATTCAACCTCTTTACCTTGGATTTTCTCTTTTACCAATCCAATCTTGTTGATTCTCTGTGCATCTTCAAATGAATATAACGGAGTCCCATTCAAACTTCCTAGGGGCGTTACCTCATTTTCAGATAAGATACTTTTTAAAATATCCATTTCCATTTTATTTTCTCCTCTCGCTATAGCGTTTTCTCGATAGAATCCATCATTCTAGTAACTGATTCCATCATGTAATTCTTTGTCCTCTTGTCTAACGCTTCTCCTCCGTTGACAATAGCACCTACGATTTGAGTAACTGACAAGGCTAATTTATATGTCTTTGCAGACTTGTCTTGTTGTTCTTTCAATTCGTATTTATCAAAATAAACCTTTGGTACACCTAATTTCTCACTTAACATAGGAGAAATCTGAGTGGCGAACCTTTCTCGCATTGGTACGATTGTATTTGTCATGGCATTATCTATGATTCTTTCCATAGATACGTTTCCTGATACATCCCCTAAACCAATCAATTCAGGAGTAAGACCGAAACACTGACAAATAATAGAACCTTCCTTCATTTGAAGGTATTCTAAGAACTCCGTACCTTTTGTAACACGAGGCAAGTGATCCATTTTATCGAAAATAGAACTTGCAAGGATTACATTGTCTGATTTTGAGTTTCTGATTTCCTGTCCTAAACGTTGTGCTTCAATTCTTGCTTTGTCGGCTCTGTCTGCTTTAGAGCTTGACGATTCGTCTAACACTTGGGAAGCCGATAAATCAATTGTATCTCCCTTGGCAAATCCGTCTTTTAGCCAAAAAATCAAACGTCCTGGGCCATCATATTGAATATCGTAGTTCAAACGTTCGTAAACCGCACCTAATAGCTTTAGGCGTTGTTTATCACGCAACAAACAAGATAATCCGTTCTCATGGTCTGTTCCGTTTCGTAAATTGCAGAAATTATCAGGGATTTCTACAATGATTGTTCCGTCTTTTGACATTAATTTGCCTGTTTGAAGGAACAACGCTTCGTCTAGGTCGATTTCCTTTGTTCCTAATGAGATAGGCTCTTTATCGTCTGCCGACATAGCATAACATATAGGAACTCTAAAGCCTTTATATTCATCATCTTCACGCATGATGGAAATATAATTACGATAATTCTCTGTAACAATTCCCTTATCTTCGTCTAGCCAACGAATACCGCATTTTCCGTACAATAAAGACTGCATAATAGCATTTTGAAGTACAGAATAGTTTGTAACACCTTGTACATTGTGTTTGTAAAGGAATGGCATTAGAACATTATTGTCTAAATTCTCGTCACCCGTTGTGATGCCGTTTGAGAATATAAAGTCTATAACCTTGCCGATAACGTAAGGCAGCGTTGGTAGATTGTCTATCATCCAATCAATCTCATCAAACTGATTCTTAAAGTTTGTCTTTACAAATCCGTTGATGCACTCTGAATTGCAGTTCAACATAGCTTCTATTACCTTTTCGGCTTCGGTTTCTGCATTAGAACTGTGAATATTGTGCGAAATGTTAGTTGAAACATAGGTATTGGATGCTAGTTTAACTCTATCCTTTTGTCTTTTCTTTGTTCTTCGACTCAAATTAGCACCTCCTAATCGTTCTCTGCATACGCAAGTATTTCACTGCTTAGATTATACATTAAACAGCTGCGGACAGAAAGTACCGAGGAATCTAGGGCATCAGGGGAGTGTCCTAAGCGTTGTTTTATCTCTTCTTTAGGAATAATGGCTATCTTCTTATTATTCTTCGATACAGTCCTTGTAGCAAGCAATTCAGGCTTCAATCTTTTGGCAACTTCCGTTGTGAAAGTCAATTTCTTACTGTCCATTAGCTGCTGAAAGTCTAAATACATTTCTGCTCTTAGATTAAATGCATAAACCGCACTGTAATGTCTTGCTTTGATACGAGTTTTTGTTGGTCCTCCTTGGAAATTGACACCCTCAAGGATAAATCCTAGCTTATCTGAGTATTTTGACAATCCTTCGGTCAACCAAGTACCGAATCCAACGTCAACACAAACATATTTGATGTTTAATGTCTCGATAATCTTAACAATCTTAGTAATAATCTTCTCAGATGTGACTCCTTGCACCCAAACACCCTCTTTTAGATTGTAAATCGTCTCGATTTTACAGTTTCCGTATCTATTTTGGGAGCATAAAGCAACATCTATACCGTCTTTTCCTGTATAAGCCGAATCAATACCTAAGAAAAAACGCTTTTTATAAGAATTATCGGCTTTATCATCATCCAAAGTCATTGTTTTAAACATACTTTCATCTGAAAATTCCTCTAATTCGCATACTAAATAACGTTGGCAAGTACTTCTATTCTTGTAAAAATGAGAATTTAGTATCTGAGATGCACTTTTCATACGATCTTCTTCGTATGCAGTACGTACATCCATCCAAACAACTAATGTTCCTTCGGGGTATTTGTCGTTTGTCATGCAATCGTAAAATTCACCTCGTTTGTGAGGGTTGGAAATAGCAATTTCAAGCTCTTTTGAACCGTCAACACTTGAAAATTCCCTTCGGCCTATCTCGGCATACGCATCTTCACTGACTTGAGCCGCTTCATCAATTATATAATCTCCGCCCTTACCGATAGCGTTGTTGTTTTTCTTTGGGTCTACACTGTTTCCACCTAATGTAACGATTTCTACACATCCTCCGCCTTTAAACGAAATCTTAGTTTTGGAAGTAGAAGTCTGTAATTTTTCAATCTTGTTTCCTGAATCTAATACAGAACTCTGAATAGATTCGTCTGCATTTTGTAAATGTCCTATAACTTTTGACATGATGATAGTAGCGGTTTCTCCTGTTGCGGCCGCAATTCGTACTTGATGTCCTTTATAGGCACGATAAATAGCAATCATCCCTAAAGTCCAGCTTTTCCCATATTGAGAAGTAGTAATTGCATAGATAGTGTCGTATCCTTCTACAACCGCACCGAACAACATAGCTTGTGTAAAGTGAAGATTGACTTGAAAATATGTCAAAGCCTCTCTTGCACCGATAACCGCAAGTCTAAAAGCTTCTTGTCTAGAAATATTTAATCGTTTGTAATGTTCGGGGATATACCCTCTCGTCCAATTCTTCAATTTATACTTGGGGGTAGCCCCCTTCAACAACCTAACGACTTCTTCTTGACTCTTATTAATAGCTTTAGCTTCCTTTAAGTCCTCTACATCCTTAAAATACTGTTCCGTAACACTAAGAGTCTGTTTCTTCATTACTTTCACCCTCTTCATGTTCTATTACCTCGGCATCTAAAAATTCACTTCCCATGTTGATTCCTAATATATCGTTGATTCTTTCCTCTGCAATCGCTCTTTTCTGCTCAACAGTAATATTATTTACACTTCCAACATTTAAAATATTGCTCTTTCCGATACCATCCATTCTATTCAATTCCTTTAAGCAGCCTAATCTGTCTTTCATGTCCTTTTCTTCGTCTTGAATGTTATCGCTAAGCCACTGTCTACGTTGCTCTACTGTCATAACACTTCTTTGGTCTCTCTTTTTTACCCTTTCATGTATGACATTCCTAAATAAAGGACTGTTTAATATCTTATATCCCTTGTTATAAGCACTCTTATCGCTTAAATCAGGACGAATCTTTTGCATGGACTTTGTAATATTCCCACTCTTTGAATACTCGTCAAAGAATCTCTTAGCTTCATCCTCACGCTTTAATTCTGAAACACTCTTTGCCCTTGGCATTTTCTCATCCTCTCTTTCTCTACCTCCCTACATTATAAATGATTTCTTCGAGGACGTTTTAACCCCTCGTCTACCCCTCACCTACTGCTCTCTTACTCCTTGCTTACCCCTCGCAAAAATACATGAACTCATTTTTTTCAAAACTCGATTTTTCACTTTTCAAAAAGTTTTATCTAAAAAAGGGGGTGGTTTGTATAATTAGTAATTATTCGTGTTAGCACTCTGTTGTGTTAAGTGCTAGGTGTAAAAAATGTGGTTTGGTCGAGAGGGAAGCCATGGGGTGTGTAGGGTCGTTCCTTCCTGTTGCGATTTTCAAACGATGACACCAAACGCATATATATTTATGTATGCATTCTATAGACAATTATTCAGTCATGATCATGTAAATAGTTTTAGCAGCAAGAAGAAAAAGCAAGAAGAAAAAAAGACAATAAAAAAGCTAGTTAAACATTTAAAGTCTAACTAGCATAATAGAATTATAATAATAAATAATACAATAAATAATATAATAATAAATAACCAGTATTTAAACAAGAATGCAAGAAGTAATATAAACACAAGTATAGTTGACAATTGTTCTATCATCTATCAACAATACTTTCTAATAGGAACAATAACAGCTTGATTATCTTTTTTTTATGTCTTATTTTCAGTACCTACCAATCAATTACAATACTGGTCAATACATAATCCCAACTAGTGCCGTAGTGCGTAACACCCCATAAATACATATCAAGCGTTTCGTTATAATAAACTATTTCATCTGTTTCTTGTTGTAGCAGTCTAGCACCCCAGCCATCCACAATAAACCATTGATAGACTTCTTGACCCTCGTCTTGCTCGTTTTCAAGTTCTTCTATTTGTTCATTTATTTCATTTATTTCATTTTCAATAATTTGTGATGGGGTGTTTTCGTTTTCTTCTTCTAACTCGTCCCTTTTTTCTTCTAACTCGTCAATTTCTTCTTGATTATCGATAATTCCACTTACTTGCTCCCATGAGCCTACGTCATAAGTCAAGTTCATAATGTCATTGTTTAACACGGCATTGAAACATTTTGCAAGTGTAGCATAATCAACACATCCATTTTGCATGCCGTATTCACTTATGAGATTACCATAATAATATTTTTGTTCTTTTTCCATTTTAATTTTAGCCCCAAACTGATATAATTAGGACGTATATATATTGGGGCTTACCTCCTTTTTTCTTATATATTATATATACGTTTTTTGAATGATCTTACTTTTGACGTAGAAGTAAGATCTTTTTTTTATGTCTTATTTTCAGTACCTACCAATCAATTACAATACTGGTCAATACATAATCCCAACTAGTGCCGTAGTGCGTAACACCCCATAAATACATATCAAGCGTTTCGTTATAATAAACTATTTCATCTGTTTCTTGTTGTAGCAGTCTAGCACCCCAGCCATCCACAATAAACCATTGATAGACTTCTTGACCCTCGTCTTGCTCGTTTTCAAGTTCTTCTATTTGTTCATTTATTTCATTTATTTCATTTTCAATAATTTGTGATGGGGTGTTTTCGTTTTCTTCTTCTAACTCGTCCCTTTTTTCTTCTAACTCGTCAATTTCTTCTTGATTATCGATAATTCCACTTACTTGCTCCCATGAGCCTACGTCATAAGTCAAGTTCATAATGTCATTGTTTAACACGGCATTGAAACATTTTGCAAGTGTAGCATAATCAACACATCCATTTTGCATGCCGTATTCACTTATGAGATTACCATAATAATATTTTTGTTCTTTTTCCATTTTAATTTTAGCCCCAAACTGATATAATTAGGACGTATATATATTGGGGCTTGCCTCCATTTTCTTCTATATTATATATACGTTTTTTGAATGATCTTACTTTTGATTTGTCATCTGTAGAAGTAAGATCTTTTTTTTATGTCTTATTTTTGGATGTCACCCCTTTTCTTTACACTGTTATTATACCATGGCATCCCTATAAATTCAACCTTTTTTTGACTTTTTGTTCACGAATCGTGAATATAATAGCGGATATTTTCGTACTACACCGTGTTTTTGTCTAAGAATCGTGAACAATTTACAAAATGCAAAATATACAAAATACAAAATTTTTCGCCGATTCTGAACTACAAAATGCAAAATTTATTTTATTTCTTGACAAAATTTTCTTTTTGGAACACTTAAAATCTGCCTAAAATAAAGGATATTATTAATTTTTCGTGAACAAATGATTAATTTCATGAAAAAGACAATAAAAAAACCCATCAAACTTCATTAGAACTTGATAGGTAGTTAATACTAGTAATAATAGTGTATATATCTTCTTCTATTAGGTTTTGGAAGGCTCTGTGGAGGACGTAACTCCTCACTTCTTCTTTCCCCCGAGGTCAAAACCCCTCTTTATCTCCCCCGAACCTCTTTCCTATTATATATATGCCGAGGGACTTAAGATATATTACTTTTTCAAAGATCAATCAATTAAAATATGCAGAATTACGTATAATATAGGCTCTGTGTGCTCAATACAGAACCTTTTAAACCATACAATCGACAAGATATAGAATTAATAAAGAATTTCTAAAGGAGTATGAAATGAAATATCTGCCTATTCATTCCAGTAGTAGTATATGACTACGTGACAATTTATGAACCAACCTAAACCAATTTTGTGCGTAAACATTATGGAACTTATCGTGTTTATTACGCATATTTGATTGTATGGACGTTTCTATATCTCTGAATTTACTTGTTTTCTCTTCTTTTCCCCGACTTCTGTTGCGATACATGGGCACGTTTCGTGCAAATCCTGTTGCACCTAGGTGGGCTATTGCGATTCGGTCGGCTATTGAAGAATATGGGGCAGTTTCATTGCACTTATAGGGCGTATTTTCTATTGCACCCTCCCCCGTTAATTAAATATTGCACTTGCACCGTTATAATATCCTCAGATTTCTCTGAGGCACTCAATTCTGAGTAAGTAGAAGTAAAAAATGTCTCGTCAAGGAGTGGCAATATTTGGTCTTTTTAGGTACTCCTTAACTACATATATTATACCATTTTTAAATGCGGACGTGTGAAAAAAGACGATAAAAAAAGGCTATTTGTTATTAGCCTCTTTCTTTTCTCTTTCTAAATCTTTTAAGATCAATTGTCTTACATAATCCGCCTTGCTTGGCACTGAATTTAACTTTTCTAGAATCTCTTTATTGTTCTTTGTAACGTATTTCAAACAAACTTGACTTACGTTCTTTTTAGCATACTTATTGTTTGCCCTTAATCTTGCTTCACTGCTTTTTGCCATACATCATACCTCCTATTCGCTATACATAAATGCGAAATTGTTGCTGATTTTTTCTTTTCTTTCGATATATCCTAGCAAGAACTCCCATTGTCTACAAGATATTACATCATCTTTGTAATATCTGCCTACAATCTCTTTCAATTCTTCTTCACTGATTGCATCCATCTTTTCGTTTACTTCTTTGCATACATTTTGCAATTGTTTTAAATTTGTCATTTTACATTCTCCTTCAAGCTATATGTTTTTCTTTACACCCATAGTATATCATACCGTGATATCATTGTAAATAATTAATTTAATAAATTTTTAAATTCTTTTGCATAATAAAAAGGCTATAAACATATTTACCGTTTTAAACGTGTTTTTAGCCTTTTCTTTATTTACCCTAACAAATACTCATCTCAATCTATTTTGCTCGTTAGAATCACTTCTAGACGTGTTTAAATTGATTTTAAGAAGTTTTTCTTCTTTTTCTGCGTAAGTTGTAGTCTTTATCAATCAAAATCTGAAATATCATTGTTCTGTCAACTAGATATTCAATTCCATCAGTATTAACTCCAACGATCTTACACCACCACCTATTAAATGTGTGTGGCTTAGTCAATACAATTTGTACTAATTCAGTTTCATCAAACAATGTTGCCATTGCTACATCACCTGATTTTAAGCCAATATTGCCATGGTAATTAAACCATCCTCCGCAGGTTTCTTTGAAATGCTCATATTCTGTATCTCTTTTCGGCATCTAGATAATTCCTATTTGAGTTAATAATGCACATTTTACTTCTTTTGCTTCTTGCCAATCGAGTGATTTTATATGCCACTTAACATTTTCTCTGTTGATCGTTAAGATTTGTTCAGCTTTTGCCATTCCATACTCGTGACCCGTATCAATCATTACATGGCATGGTAAGTCCGTTCTTTTCAAGTTGCTAGTAATTGGAATTACATTCACTGTTTTACTTCCTTTGTTCTGAATATCATTTGAAATAACGATACAAGGTCTCCTTTTATAAAGAATTGTATTACTGTATTTCGGTAAATCACACCAGTAAATGTTATTGTTTAGGATTTCCATAATGATAACCACCTATCCTTCCTAATTTATCCTCTAAATTTCTGTTATGCTGCTGCAATCCGTATATTTTTCTATCTCTCTCAATTAAAGCTTGTTTAATTAATACCATATCGTCATATGCTTCATATAATCCGTTGTCTTTCAGAGCTTTCTCTATGTTTTTAAAACTCGTCTCTATTTGAGTTGTTGCTATCATCTTCTTCATTCCAATCCATCCCGTATACATCATCAATAGAGTCATCCATTGCATCATCCTCATCTTCCTCGATTGGAACACGTACAACTTTTGTTCCGATTCTATGAGTGAACAGAATACATACCGCCCAAATAGGATGAACATGAATTACCATGTATGCAGTAAATACCATTACCGCTATGTTATGAATTGCCATACTTAAATACATCATTTTGTTGTTTTCTCCTTAATATATGTTGCTCTTAAACTTTCGACTTCTACATCTTGTTTTTCCCATGCAGCATCCCAAATATCATTTAATAATGAATCTACGATATTACATGAATTACAGTTGCTAACATCAGGAACACTGATTTTCAATTTAATTAGTACATCAGTACTCTCAATCGGCTTATTTCGTTTCTTCAAGCCCATCATACGATACCCCTCTATATGTATACTTGTACTTTCTAGCTTCATATTCGGCTTTGTTTAGATCATCAATCAATCTACCATTTTCAAGTTGTAATTCGTTTATTCTTTCTGAAACAACTAAGGAATAAAGGAGCATTGAAGCTATGCCCCCTATGAAAAATCCTACAAAGAAATAAATCATCCTACCACCTCACAATTCTCTAGAATATCTTTAATTAATTCATTTTTATCCACATATTTGAAATATCCTTTTTCTTTCAAACTTTTTAATTGATAACAACCATTAAATTTACATCTATCATCGACATGCCTGTATGTATTTATTAAGTCGTATTCAAATTGTGTAAATTTATATTTCGGCTTTTTTCGTTGACTTAACAACCACGTAATCCTATCTTTACTACAATCTTTCTTTTTAAATTCACATTTATCGCATGGTACATATAAACACGACTTAATTTTTCCGTTAACAACGGCAAAATCACTGAACCCTTCTTCTAACAAATCATCGTAATAAAATTCTAGATTTGTTTCTGATTTTTTTTCAAAATGTTTATCTTTTTCTTCAAAATGTTCATTTACTAGTTCACGTAAAAGATTTAAATTGTCGTCAAATCTTCTCGTTTGACTGTTTAAAAAAGTAATACCGTAAAAAGCGTCGTTCATTTCATTTAATGCCTTTTCGCATTCTTCTTTTGTTTTCATTAAATCCACCCCAATTCATTCATTTGTTGTTGAACCGCTTTTAACTCATTTGCAGTTAAACTTTTTATCGAATTTGCCATTCCACATTCCGTATATGAATAAAAGATTTTATCTTTTAAATTAAATTGAATTATGTAACGCATAATACTTCCTTTTTCATAGAAAATACAATCGCCAAAAGCACGTTTTTTATACCCTAGCTTTTTAAACATTTCTCTAGCAGTCATCTTTATCTTCCTCCATTAACTTCTGCCCACAAAATGGACAACGTGGATAATATTTGTTTCCATGGTATGT